AAACCCTGGCTTACCTGCGATAAGTTGTGTTTCTGTGATATTGTGTACTTCGTAGTAGTGATTATTATATCCAATAATATCACCAATTTCTGGATATGTGTTTACATCTTGTAACATACGACGAGCGAATCTAAATTCAGTTTGTTGGTCTTGGTTCACTCCAAACCCTTCACTACGTTCTAATGTATTCTTATCATACTTGACAATAGCATTTACCTTCACTGGAGTATATCGTGGTTTTTCTACACTTTCACCATAAATGTTTACTTTTACTGATTCCACGACAATCTTATATAAAATAACAGCAACGTCCATTGTTTCATCAATCAGTTCCCGAGTGATGTGTTGGATAAATTCAAAATCGCGTTGTGTAACAAAACGTGCCATGTATTAACCCACGTAAATTAGTGTTGGGATATTACGGAAAGTCTCTTGCATGTGCTTGGCATTTTCCGCTTGCTTTTTCAATTGTGCTTGCATACCCGTTTCTTCAAGAGTTTCACGAAGTTCTTTAATAAGTAATTCTTTTTCGGCTACCGCTTCACGGCGAAGAATTTCACCGTCCAAACGAATCTCACCTTCTGGATATGGGATATTTTCAAACTTTGACCGAATAATACCTAATAATTCCTTTGCTAACGCTAGAGTATAATTAAAAATCCACGTGCGGGACATATCATTTAGCTTTGTGTAATTGACGTTGGTATATGGCACATTCGAGAGGTCACTGGCGATATCAGACCCCGATTGAAATAGATTTGCTTTTTTATCGTCAACTACAATATAATCAAAATACACCACAGAATCACGCTTAAATATTGGTGAGAATTTAATAACATTATTAGAGATTTCAAATCCATATTGACTCTTACGAATCATATCATTGATTTCGATTGCTTGAATACGGAGTAAATCTTCATATGCTGGCATCATCACGAATGTGACTGGTGGTGAATATCCGTCGAACCCGAATTCTGCCATCAAGTTTGTTAATCCAAGACCGGTGGTTGCAAATGGGTCATAGTAACGTGCAACTGCAGGTGGCATGTAGTGATATACACGACGAATTTCAATTGCAGAACCACTTTCATATGGGTCTGCCCACAGTGTCTTTAAATCGTAACTTTGCGTACCAATTGATGCAGAAATATATCCCTTTTTAACATCCACGTTTCCACCAGACAATCCTTCTACTCCATAGTCGTTTGCAAGACGAATCATTTGTGGAATGGCTGAACCTATGATATTTCGTTGAGTTGCGCTAACATCTGTTTTTGCACCCTGCAACGTCATCATGTGTTCACGTGCATTAAATTGATTAACTTGGTTACCATATACGGTAATTGCTTCTTCAAAACAAGCATAGATTTGCTTATCAATTAATTCTACTTCTACAACAGGATACCCCAATTTTCGTGCAACGAATTCTGCTGCTCTTGGAGCATCAGATTGAAATCGTGCATCGGAATCAAAGAATCCAAACGGAGTTACACCATTTGGGTTACGAGGACTACCATCATAGAAAATTGGTTCTTGTGTTTCCATAATTCTCTCTAATTAAGGACTTACAATAAATAGTTTTATTAAATCATTAAGTGGTATTTTTATGAATAGAAATAAAAAGGGTGACCTTTCGGCCACCCAATTTATTCCCTCCGTTACTAATCAGATTAGAACTTGTCCAAGCCGTCGATAAGAATCTTACCGAAGAATTCTGGACGTACAACCTTCTTAGCATAACGGGTCATCACACCACGGCGTGGGGTGAAGTTATTTGGGTCATACACGAGCGGAGTCATGATGAGTGGGATGTATGGTGCATATACTGCGCCAGTTTCGAGGAAGTTAGTTCCACGGAAGCCCATCAATACAACGTTTTCCTTCATGTATGGGTTCTTGTAGACGGTGAAACGGTTTTGGAATGAACCAATCTTGGTTACGCCGCCTGCGAATTCCATCTTGTCACCATCGGTGTTGAATGCAAATCCTGGGATGGTTTCGAGGATTGTTGCAACGGTTGGTGAAACAACTGCGAAGTTTGCACCACCACGCATGGTGAGTTGGTGAATCTTGTTACTTACCTTTTGCATCTTTTGACCGAGTGTTTGGTACCAGGTCATGTTGGTCCATGCAGTTCCAGTGAAGGATGATGCTGCGAATGCGCCGGTTACTGAGTTGTAAGTAGTGCCGATTGTTGATGACCAGTATTCGGTGGTGAGACTTGGTACTGCTGCAATTAACATATCAAGGATTTCGAGGTCGATTTCGGTTGAGATGTAGTCACTCAACATTGCAGTGAGTTCTGCTTCTGCGTCGATTGAGTGGTATGCGTTCAAGTCTTGTGCGAGTTCTGGTGACCATACTGCCTTCAACTTACGGGTCTTAGCAACGATAGTTTCACTCTTAAGTTCGAGGTCAACTTGTGGGATTGCCAAGTCGGTTGAACCGTCGCGGTCTTCGAAATCACCACGGGTGGTATCGGTTGGTTGCTTACTGTAGGTGACCTTATCAACAGTCTTGGTGCCTGATGCTGCGGTGTTGATGATGAAGGTGATGTTGGTTCCATCATACTTGGTGAATTCTGGGAGAACAAGTGCTGCCATGTCTGCGCCTGAACCACTTGGTACGAATGAACGAACTGCGAGGAAGTCTGCGTTTGAAGCACTTGCTGCTGGAACAACGTACTTACTGAGACTTGCAGTGTTGTAAAGGGTGTTGAAGTTGACATCTGACCAACTTACTGATTGTGAAGCTACTGGAACGATGGTTACTGATACATCGTTGATTGAGTAGCCGAATGCGCCTGCGCCGTATAAGCCGCCTACGTCTTGGTTACCGAATGCACTATAGTTGTTACTTAATGCGGTACCATAGAGTGATTGACCAGCGGTCTTTCCTGCTACAGTGTTGCCGTACTTGAAGTCCATGAAGAACACAAGTCCTGAAGGAAGGTTCATTGGTTGGACTGATACGAAGTTCTTACTTGCGATACTTCCGAAGACCTTACGGACTAATGGAAGTGCTACACCTGACCATTGTTCACCTGAGGTGCCTGCTTGGTTGGTGTATGAGTTTTCTGAGAGAAGTTGTGATGCTTGGTTTTCAAGCATTACTGCCATCCCTTGGCGTTCTGCGCCCTTCAAGCCTTCAAGAAGGCCTGACTTTTCCCACTTGCCAGCTAATTGGCGGGATTGTTCAACGATTACCTTGTGTGCTGAACCGGCTTCGTTGATTAATGAGGTTACGTCTGACATGCTTTAATCTCCTATGAGGTTATGAAATGATTCCTGCGAGTTGTTGTAAACGCTTAGCAACAGAGTTTTCTGCGATAACTTCTGGTGCATCAGTCTTTGGAGCGGTACTTGGGGTTGCCTTACTTGCGAACCCTTCAGTTACCACCTTACTTGGTGCCTTTGTTGCCTTTACTGCTCTTGCTGCGGAAGTTAATGTTTCGACCAAAACTGCGTATACCATCTTCACTTCACGAACAGTTGATGCGCGGTCGAAGTTTTCTACGACTGACACCTTTTGTTCGGTGGTTAAACCTTCCTTACGGAAAAGCTTGTTGGTATAGAGAAGTTTTGCGTTTAGAAGATTGACTTCGTGTAGCTTGCCTCGTAGGAGTTGTACAGCCTTACGATATTCTGCGAGCTCTTTTTCAAGGGAAGCCATTTTTTCAGACTTATGCTTTTCCATTTCGTCTTCGGCTTCGAGTTCCTTGAGGATTGCTTCTAAATCCAATTCTTCTTCGCCTTCTTCTTCGTGACCCTTCATTTCTTCACCTTCCATCTTGTTTACATCTGCTGGATTGGTGACGAAAGTATTTACATCAGCTGCGTCTTGTGCGCCTTCTGTTCCAATATGTGAGGTCTTTGCTGGAATTTCTGGCTTTACAGTACCAGCTTCTGGATCTTCTGCTGGGTAGGCTTCATCAGCCTTTTCTTCTTCCTTCTCTTCTTCACCTTCCATACCTTCCTTCATTTCTTCCTTTTCTTCTTCGTGGTCTGGGGTGTGAGCTTCTTCCATTTCTTCCTTTTCTTCTTCGCCTTCCATACTCTTCATATCTTCTTCGAGTTCCTTGATTACTTCGTCAAGGTCGAAATCTGCTTCGGTCCAATCTTCGTACCAATCAGTTTCACCTTCACCAGCATCTTCACCACTGTGGTCATCTTCTGCTGAAGCGAATGCTGCATCTGATGGTTCCTTGTTATCACCTGCACCGATGTCTGATGAGTCAAGATTCATATCTGACTTTTCAGTTGGTTCTGCTGCGTGTGCATCCATTTCCTTAGCAGCTTCCATCTTTGGTGCTTCGTGCTTTTCAGCTTCTGGTGCTTCCTTCTTTTCCATTTCCTTTTCTTCTTCGTCGTGTTCCATGCCTTCTGCTTCTGCACGAAGACGGCGTGATAACATTGACTTGATTTGGGGTGTGAACGTTTCTTCTAATGCAAGCTTTGCATTTTCAATTGCAGTTTGACGAACTGCATCTGCGTCTGCGATAGCTTCTCTTAAAAGCTTGTTCGTGAATTCGAACTCTGCCATAAAATTGCTCTCCTATAAGGATAAAATGACTATTAAAGTCATTACAACGTATGTATACAACAAAAATCACACCCCAAAGGAGGTGTACTATTTAATATATATTACTATATTTCTAAAAACATCAATTTTTAGTTAAAATGTATTATTGTTGTTTTTCTTTTGCGCCTTACTCTCTTCACGCTTTCTACGGCGGAGGGCGTCTTGACTTT